GGTGATGCCGTAATACATCCGTGGGGGGTCACGGTTAACCCCCCAACTTTTTATTTTGGAGTAATTATTATGGCACTAACAACACCAAAGATTTTCGCACAGAAAATTGAAGAGATTGTTAAAGAGAAACAAATTACACATATGGAAGCAGTGCTTTGGTATTGTGGTGAACAGGACATTGAACCAGATTCGGTCAAGGGTATGATCTCAAAACCCCTAAAAGAAAAGATTGAGGCAAACGCAAGGGATTTGAATTTTCTTCCCAGACAAGCACAATTACCAGTTTAGGAGAGTATATTGAAAAGTTTAGTAGTAGTATCAGCATTATTGTTAGGAGCGTGTTCGCCAGGGCAAGTTGCACTTAACAATGGTAAAGCAGAATATGTTTGGATAGGATGTCATGTAGTGACAGAAAATCCTAAAAATGGTGAATACTCTGTAGGCCCAGCTGGTGATCTTAAAGTAGGAGATACTTTCTATTTTAAACAAGTGGGTTCTGATGGAACAGTGGGTAAAGTAGTAACTGGTAAACCGTGTGAAGACTAGTCTACTACAGGCAGCCATAGTGTTGATACCAACGTACATCACCGCATATCTTACAGGTAAGATGGTGTACGTTATTCCTATGTTAGCGGCTGCAAGTTTCGTTGCGGCTAGTTTGTCAGGTAAAACTAGTCGTAGAGTTGAAGAAGATGGTTATAAGAAAGACATTGGTAAAGAAGATGGAACCAATTGACACATACCTAATGTATTGTGCATTAAAGGCTCACTTTGGTAAAGGTGATTATGATTATGTCACCTACAAAGGTAAGACAAAAATTAAGAGAGACTCGTTCTACAAACGTAAGGACAGAGGATTCTTTGTAAAGATTGCAAAGAAGTACGATAATCCACAGGATTATTTTGTATCAAATTTTATCAAAAACAAAAATGGATACATTGCAGATTTTAATGAAGCAAACTATGAATCATGGAAACTCAAGAGACAAGGATTTTTTGATTTATTTGAGCTAGAGATGAAACCTCTAGTAGATGCGTTTGAAGATTTGTTTGTAGTAAAAAATGGACAACACCCCAAATTATTAAAAGAGTTTTTAGGTGGCAGAGTGTCACTAGAGACAATGATCATACTAGATGAGCTAGTTGGTTATGGTACACATGAAAGTGATGCGTGGAACAAGGAAATGGGAGATGACATTGTATGGAATGATTTAAGAAATCTGATGGATAATTACGAAAGGTTCTTGACAATTGATGTTAAGAAGTATAAGATAAGACTATTAAAACTTATAGAGGAGTCCAAGTGATGGATGAGAATACAGAAGTACGTAACAGCGCCTTTTTTGAATCAAAGGTTGTTGATCTTGAAACCCAAATGAAGGTGTTGTCTTTTGATAATGCAGAATTGGTAAAACAAAATGAGGAGTTGAGAGCTCGAGTTAAGTCTCTTGCAACTCGTCATCCACAGTGGCCAGGCGGTTATCGTCCCACAAGAAAACAGAACCACGACAAGTGAGTATGTCTGTTACACTAGTAGACCACATGGGTAGTGATTTGTCGGTAGTAAATGCCGCCCGTGTATCGTTTGGTAAATCTAAAGAAATTTATGATGATCCAGCAGACACAAAACTTATCAACTACCTTGCGAAACACAATCACTGGAGTCCCTTTGGTCATGCATCCTTGCAGTTCCACATTAAGGCCCCAGTGTTTGTTGCAAGACAGTTGGTGAAACATCAGGTAGGTCTTGTCTGGAATGAGATTTCTAGACGATACGTGGATGATGAGGTAGAGTTCTATACACCAGATGAATGGCGAGGTAAACCAGAAAATTCAAAACAAGGGTCTTCTGATGAAGTGATTGATATAAATCCACGGCACAGAATGGTAGATGAATATCAATCTGTATGTAAGACTGCCAAGTGGACATATGAATATCTTCTTGGTAGAGGAGTTGCACCAGAACAAGCACGTATGGTACTTCCTCAATCTATGATGACTGAATGGTATTGGAGTGGCTCGTTGATTGCATTTTCACGTGTATGTAACTTACGTTGTAAATCAGATACACAAAAAGAAACTAGAGATGTTGCGAATCAAATTGATGCGATTGCTCATCCTATGTTTCCTTATTCATGGGAGGCGTTGAGAAATGGATAACTTAGATAAAATAGTTTGTTTGATTGAAGAGATAGGAGTTCTCCGTAATCGTTATGAACCAAATGCTGGTATGGGTAATATTAATACTGCAATTGGTGTGTTACAAAGAAGAGTTGAAGAGCTCAGTGAAGAGGTGAGATTAGATTCAAAAGATGGTCAAATTAGAGGTCACTAATGGTTGATGAGGTTATGATTAATCTAGATGATGCAAAGAACAAAGCGATTGTTCTTGGTAATGGGGAATCTAGAAAGTGGATTGATTTTGACTTCTCTTACGGAGTCGATGCTCAGACTTGGGGATGTAATGCTATCTATCGGGATATGTGGGTAGACAATCTGGTTGCTGTAGACTATGCCATGCAACAAGAGATATACACTTCTGATTTACTAGAAGAACAGTTCGATGGTGATGAGGATGCCATGAAGTTTTACTTTGCGAACTGGAGTTCTATTCCAGCTGAGATTTCTGACATGATGTTTATGGGACACGATATACCAAAAGAATTTGTTCATAAGACTGAGAGAGTTGGTAATCATACAGAACAGTGTGTAGTGTCTGGTAAAGACCCTAGTAAAATACAAGAGAGCATCGATCTTACCTTAAAAGAACATCCTAATCTTGATCCTAAAGATTTGAAAATGAAGATGGAAAAGGATGTCGGTATTTGGATTACCTATCTAAAAGAAAATGATGGAGTTATACCTATAGACTTCCCTGTGGGGTGGTCTGCTGGTAATACTGCAATACATCTTGCATGTCAAGGTGGTCTAAAAGAATTATATATGTTAGGATTTGATTTGTCTTCATATGACGAACCTCTGAACAACCTATATAAGGGGTCAGATAATTATCTGGCAAGTGATGCAAAAGGTTTCAATACAGTAAATTGGTTGAACCAGCTGCATACTGTTTTTACGGAGTTTAAGGATACTACCTTTTATTGGGTAGACCCTATTCATCGAAAAGGTGAAGTAACTGACGTTAAATTTAATAACGTAAGGTACTTGACAAAAGAACAGTTTTGTGATAAATTTAACATACGATAAAAAAAGTACATATATTTACATAAGGAGATACATATGTCGTTAGCAACTTTAAAGAAGTCCAATAGTCTTGACAAACTGCTCGGTGCAGTTGAAGTCGAGAACAAACCCCTAGAAAAGAAGTCATACGTAGATGAACGTATCTGGAAACCTCAGATGGATAAGTCTGGTAATGGTTTTGCAGTTATTCGTTTTCTGCCTGCACCAGAAGGTGAAGACCTTCCTTGGGCAAAAGTCTGGAACCATGCGTTTCAAGGCCCTACTGGTCAATGGTACATTGAGAACTCTCTCACTACCATCGGTCAAAACGATCCTGTGTCAGAGATGAACTCTGCATACTGGAACTCTGGTGTTGAGAGTGATAAAGAGATCGCTCGTAAACAGAAGCGTAAGTTGCAGTATTTTGCAAACATCCTAGTTGTAAAGGACAGTGCAAATCCTGCCAATGAAGGTAAAGTGTTCCTTTATCGTTTCGGTAAGAAAATCTTTGACAAGTGCATGGAAGCGATGCAACCAGCATTTGAAGATGAGACTCCACTGAATCCTTTCGATTTCTGGGAAGGTGCAGACTTCAAGTTGAAGTTACGTAAGGTTGAAGGTTACTGGAACTATGATAAGTCTGAATTTGATTCACCATCACCTATCTTTGATAATGATGATGATATTGAAGCATTGTGGAAGACACAGTATTCTCTTAAAGAGCATACTTCTGAAACAAACTTTAAATCTTATGAAGAACTCAAGAAACGTCTGGATACTGTTCTCGCTGGTAAGACCTCTGTAGGTAATGCCACTTCTATGATGGTTGAAGAACCATCTGCAACAGTAACAGTTGATAC